GGTACTTTTATTTTATTTAAAGCCTTAATAAACAGATTTATACCACTTATAATGAAGTTTATAGGTGCCTTAACTATATTTATCAAAGTACCAAAAACATTCGAAAATACCGTCTTAACGCCCTCTACAACAGGAGTTAAAAACTTAAGTGCTTTAACCAATACATTACTGATAACATTTGCTATACTAGATATAACATTTATAATTGGTTTTAAAGTCATATCTATAAGAAAACTTAGTAATTCAAGCAAAGGTGTTAGCAATGGTAATAAAGCCTCAATTATTGGTAATAATACAGGTAATAATTGCTGTACTATTTGAATAATTGGAGGCAATATAATGCTTAGTATTTGTGAAAATATAGGTAATAGTTCCTGAATTATAGTGGTAATTGTAGGCATCAATTGAGTAATAAGATCAACTATAATCGGAAGTAAGTCAGATACAAATTGAACAAAAACAGGTAAAATAGCATTTAAAGTATCCACAAGAACAGGTGCAAGAGCATCAAACATACTTTGAATTGCTGGTAAGTTATCAAGAATGATTTGGAGTAATTGTGAAATAATAGGTAATGCCTTAGAAATCAACTGCTTATACATTCCACTAAAAGAAGTCTTCACTCTATCTATCATATCTCCAAAATCAGCGCCTGCAGTTACTGCATCATTAGAAAGAACACCACCTAAATCCTCACATTCTTGTTTCCAAGCCTCTATTCCAGCACTGCCTTCTGCAAGCATTGGTGCTAAGTCAGCATATGACTTACCAAATATATCATTTGCGAGTGCATTTCTAGTGGTTTCATCTTCCATATCTGCTAATTTTGCTATAACTAAGTTAAATGCATCCCCTGAACTACCAATATTATTTATATCTATCCCCAGCCGCTGATAAGCTTCTGACATAGATTTACTACCTTCTTTGGCATCAGAAAATGCTTTTTGTTGTTTAACCATCAGAGCTTCTAACTTGGAAGTTTCCATACCACCTAATTTAGCAGCATAAGCCCACTTCTGATATTCTTCGGCAGATGTGCCTACTTTTTTAGCAGCATCATCTATAGCCCCTGCTTCATCTGCTACATTAGTAGCCATAGCAGTTATACCGCCAACTACAGTAGTTGCAGCACCTACAACAGCAGTTCCTATTTGCATAGTTTTTTTTGCAACATTAGAAAAAGATTCAGCAAAGGATTTACTACTATCCTTTGCCTTATTTTTTGTATCATCTATAGACTTATTGGCTTTTTCATTATCAACAAAAATTCTACCAAAAAGAGAAAATATGTTAGCCATATAATCACCTCAATCCATAATCTTTCATAATATCTTCGGCTTTTCTCATAATTCTATTAGAACCAAAGGAAATATCATTATTATCAAACAATTTATCATATATCATTTTAATTATTCTAGGTATTTCGTTTTCTTTATTAACCGCATACTCTAAACAATCAATAAAAAGTTCATAATCATAATTATCAAAAAAGTCTATCCCACCATAATATTTATAGCATAGCCTTAGAATTCCTGGTGTACCAAATCCTAAGCTAATTTTAAAAAAGATTTTATTCTTTCATCAGTAAGAAGTTCTTTAAATATAGATATAACATCTTCATTTTCAGCCTCTTCCTTTGATATATCTTTCATTAAAGAAATGAGTTCAACTATTTCTTTTTCTGCCTTATATAAATTATCCATAAACAAAGAGATCAACTCTTTAACCAATTCTTTATTATCTCTAGTTTCATCTCCTGATTCAACATTCAATTTCATAATTAGAGAAGATATCCCCATTTTATTAATTATTAATGACAATTTACATAATATTTTTGGTGTTATTTTTAAATTTTCCATAATATATTCCTTTCTCTATTACATCACTCTCTTTTCTTATACTTACAACATAAAAATAAGAAAAGAGAGCAATGCTCCCTTCATTTATCCCGCTAACGGGTTAGTTTCACTTGTAGTTATTTTCCAAATATTCTCTTCACTACTAGAAGTAGGATCATAGTGTCCTAAAAACTCTAAATTGTGTTCGTTCTCAGCTTTTTGAACACCCTTATAACCAAAGGCACCCTCATGCATAGGATTAGATACTTTAATGATAGTATAAGTATTATCTAACATCTTGGTAATGACTGCAACATTCTTAAGATATGCAGTATCAGGAATTACTCCAAAACTACCAGGTGTTAACTCTTTCTTTGAAGTATCAATAGTAGCGCCAGGTATTGCAAGTTTTAGACTTTCTAAAGAGCAACAAAGAGATTTAATCTTGATAGAGACATCTTCACCATCTTTTATTTGCATGCCTTTTGATTTTCCTTTTCTACCATCAAATTCAATATCACGAATTGATGGAGTAGCAGTAAATTCAGCACCACCTCTGGTAGGTCCTAATACTTTTTCAGTAGACTCACCCATATCAATTACAACTATACCTTCATCTATTTGTATTTTTTTCTTATCATCAGTAGATAGATTTACTAAAGCCATAATAACTTCTCCTTTCAAAATATACGAGCAACAAAAGAAACTTTACGCATAGTAAAGTCTTGTTCTGTTTGCTTAGTTAAATATTGATTATCAAACATTAAATAGAAACCAATATCTTGATCCATATAAGAATACCCATCAAGTCCACTAATTAATTTATCACATAAATCTTCAACACAAGAATCAGATAATTCATTAACAAAAAGTTCTATATCAAAAAGACATTGATAACCATAGTTAAGAGGATTTATCGTTAATGTAGGAATTACTCCAAATGGAAATTGTGCTTTTTTTAAAGCTTCTTCATAATAAATAGGCATTATTTCATTACACTTATCTAATAAAGCAGTCAAAAATTTTTTATTCAATTTCTTCATCTCCTCCCAAATCAATAGTCATCCCTTCGGATAAAACATACTCTTCTAGTTCTTTTAGTTTTTCTTGCATAGCATCATTTATTTTATCAGCATTTTCATATACCTTATTTCTCAAAAAATTTTTAGAACCAATACCAGGATGCTGAACAAAATAGCCATATTTTGTATTATTATCATGAAGTTCGTATGTTACCTTTTGAAGATTCTTTAATTGATTAGTTTGAATTGAATGCGGTTGCACTCCAAACTCAAGCCATGTAGGATTCACAAAGTATTTAATACCATATTTTTTTCTCATTTCTGAACGACTTAAATAACCAATATCAAGATAAGGCTGACCTGTTTTAAAATCAATCTTAGCCCAACTTTTGATAGACTTTTTTAATAAGCCTCTTTTAATTGGCATACTATCTCGAATAATTGGCATTACTATCTTTGCGCCTTCTTTTAAAGCATCTTTAGCAAGTTTTCTCATCATCTGAATGCACTCTTTAGAAGTGTCAGTAAATTCCACCTGTGAATTATACATTTTCTTTATTATCAATAACAGTAGAAACTAAAGTCAATTCTATGTTATCTCCATCCTTATATATTCTAAGTATTTTGTATAATCTTCCTTCATACTTAACATGAGACACATCAGTTAAATCAACTAATTTTGTCTTAAGTTTAATTTCAGGCTTAAAGCCCGCAGTTGCAGACTGATAAAATTCATTTTGAGTTATACTTAGTTCATTGCAATAAAATAAGTCTTCTTTATATGATACTTTAGGTCTATGCATCTTATCAAGTGTTTGTACTTCCTTCATAAAATAGCCAACATCTTTATACACTTGAATCACCTTTTCTATAATTCAAACATAAAAATGCTTTTAAAGATTCATATGAAAGTAACCACTTTTCGTGTTCATCGTTATCTAATCCAAAGTTAGATTTACAATAAAATATAATGGCTCGAATAATTATAGGATCTGTATCAATAATATTAGAAGAGGCAATGCCTGCCAATTCTAATTCTTTCTTACAAGCACCGATTAAATCAGTAATTTCCTCATCATAAGCATTATTATTGATTCTTAGTGCTAATTTGACTTTATTTAGCATTGCCTTATACCTCCAATCTAATTCTAACTAGTTGCCTTTGTTAATTTAACAAATGCATCACTAACTGCTGGTTTACCATCGAACATAGCAGAACCTAAGAATTCAAATGAATTGCTTGATAACTTTTTGTCTTGGTCAACAGTTACTTCTTCACCTAAGTTACCAACATACATAGTTAGATCTCCTAAGAATGCATCATGTTCAGCAACTCTTTCATCTAGTAAAACTGGATATCCTTCAATATAGTAAGTACCATTTTCTTTTACAAAAATATCATTCTTTGATTTATCTTGAAGTGGTCTGAAATCATTAATTAATGTCTTTTTACTCATTAACCATTTAGCATTTGCATCATATCCACCATTTAATAAACCTACTAAAGTAAGAACATTAGCTTCACTAAGTGAACCTGCTTTAGCAACTGTTACTGAGTTTTTATCTCCCCAAGTAGCAGCCTTATCAATACCTTTAGGTTGACTAGAACCAGTACCATTAATGATTAGATTTGTAATTGCTTTTGCAATCATTTTACCTAACATATTTGTAATCCATGTTTCAAATGCATCAATACTCATTTTTGAAACAGATTTTGAAATAGTGATATACTTGTTAACTTCGTATTGTCCTAATGAAACTGGAATTAATACATCACCACTCTCAGTAATAGTAGCACCTTCAGTATGAAGTGTAGCATCATTAACAGTTGATTCTACTGCAAATGTTACATTACCATCAACTCTAAGTAGAGTTATCTCATTTAGTAATGGAGCAACTTGGAAAACTTTTTCAATAATTAAATTCTGAGTAATTGTTGGAATTGCAGCACCTACTGAACTAGATGCAGTAGTTAATGCTCTTTCCTCAGCTTCAGTTAAATCCTTTCTTTGTAATCTTTTTAAGAATGCACTTCTGTATTCTTTTGAACTTCTTATATTTTCTTCATTCATATTTCTTTCTTCCTTTCCTTCTTCTGCTGTTTCTACATCATAACCAGTAGAATTTCTTTTTATTTTTTCAAGAGTTTCTTTTCTCTTTTCAGCCTTAGTAATTAGGCTTCTTTTTTCTGCTTCTAACTTAGCAGCCTTTTCTTCTAATTCAGATATTTCTTCATCTGTCATATCATCACTAGATTCTAGTTTTTCAACTATCTTTTTTAGTTCTTCTTTAACTTCTTCTAAAGTCATTTTAAACTTCCTCCTTAATTTTTATTTTTAGTGCTATTTTTTTACGTCTTAGCAGACGTTCCTTCCTCTCTTGCTCGATCTTACACTTCTCCAAGTGCTCTTTTTCTGCCTCCGCTTCAAAGTAGGATCTTGCATAAACAGAAGTTGTATCATAAGCAGGAAAAGTAACTACACTTACATCAAATAGTCTTTCAATTCCTGTGATACTTCTCATATGTGTATCTTTGTCATATTCTTCTCCATCATCACTGGTGATGAAGCAGAAGGACATTTTGTCAAAGTAACCACCCTTAATTTCTTCATAGGCTTGTCTACCTGCAGATGTACCACTTAAATCAGCACGAATAAACAAGCCTTTTTCATCTAGAGTAAGCTCTAAAGTTTTATTCTTTGTACGAGCGATAGGCTTACCACCATGATCTATATTTAGAACAACATCTGACATTTGAGTTTTATCAAAAGCACTTTTCATTATTTGTTCTTTATAATCAATTCCATCAAATGTATACATTACAGTTGGCTTTTCAAAAGTAACAGCATAGCCTTCAATAATCATCTTTCCATCTTCATCTTTTGCTCTAAAATCAAAACTTCTATAACTTCTATCTTTACTTATCATTTGGTTTGTACTCCTTTCCACT